CAAGTTTCGCAGTTAGCAAACCGTTTGGCTGGGATCCTGAAACAGATGCTGACTTTGTCACAGGATGTGGTAAAGTATTAAAGAAATGGTCTGCTGTGTTAAATTATAATAGTCCTAGTCTTATGGTTGAACATCGTGTTAAACCACGTAAAATTGACCGGGCATATTATTTGGACGATAGTACAGCTCCCGCTACGACTTCGTCAAATCAATTTGCATTCATCATTCATGCTGTCAATATGACGTCAGCTACTAACGTGTCCGTTGCAGTTGGCAGGTGGCATAACCTGTCATTTTCTGCTGACGCAGACACAGTCGTATGATTTCCCGCCTAAATGTAAAGCTTCTCGTGCAAGCTTAATCGCACGGCTATAAATGAAAGAATCTTAAGCGCAGGGTATAGTATTACCCCTGCGCGTTATCTTTAATCCCCGTCTATAAATGCCTCGCCTCCCCTCTCGGTATTCATTCACTCTCAACAATTATACAGAATATGAGTACTCAAGCCTTCAAAGATCTCTCGAAAGCAGTTGCAAGTATGCAATCCTCGGTCGCGAAGTTGGCGAACGAGGAACCCCCCATCTCCAGGGATATTGCATCTTCACTACAGGGTGTTCATTCAACACTGTTAAGGATCGACTTAACCCTAGAGTCCATGTCGAAGTATCTCGCGGTTCTCCACGAGAGAATCGAAGATATTGCCGAAAAGACGGCGAATATTGGGAACACGGCGAATGTCCCAACTCCGGTCCGTCCACCGGTGCCGGACCTAACAGAGACGAACTGTCTACAGAATTCAATACCGCCATGGTCGAAGGACGACGAGGATTGGTTCGATTCGCTACTGAGCGACCCGGCACCTGGATATTTCACGGACATGTTATGTTACGAAACTACTATGAACTCCAAGACTCAGTACAACGGGATTCCATATCAGTTGACTGGTTCTTTGGGCCACCGGGATCTGGAAAATCCCGTCGGGCCCATGAAACACTACCTGAAGCATATATCAAAGACCCCCGTACTAAATGGTGGAACGGGTACAAACTTGAAACGGACTGTATCATCGATGACTTTGGACCCGGAGGTATAGATATCAACCATCTTCTCAGATGGTTCGATCGGTACAAGTGCCACGTGGAGACTAAAGGAGGAATGCTTCCTCTGCACGCTACCAAGTTTATTGTTACTAGTAATTTTCACCCTAGACAATTGTTTAGGAATTTTAATTTTAGTAATAATGTATCAGAGGAGTGTGAACATCCTCAGATGGATGCACTACTTCGTCGTATCACTGTAATCGAATTTCATCAATAAAATACTCGTTACATCCATGTTTATTCAAAAAAGTGTATCCGTAGCGAGCGGGAGCGAGCGAAGGGTGCCATGCCATCTACGTTACACTATAAATACCTCACATCCCAAACAGATTAGACTATAGCTTAAAAAAAGCGAGCTCGTGTGAACGAGATTAAGACAATTGAACCCGGACGGTTAATTACCTATGGTTGCCAGATATGGCAGAAAATCATTCTCACGTCGACGGCCTATGTTCCGTCGTCGTAGATTTACAAGGAATAGAAGAAAGACTATCAGTTCTAGAAGATCTTATGCTACAACTATGCAGCATGGTCCGATTGGTGGTTTCAGCTATAGAGGAAGAAAGCTCGGCATCCGACGATGGCGAGGAGCCTTGCTTAGATCCTCACAATTCATGCCCCACTATAGATCTGTGTTTTTCAACACCTCGGGATTCACTACTGGAACTACACCCGGATTCTCAGTCCCAGTTAGGAGGTTCCCAGAATTAGGAACATTAACTTCCGATGGTTTCTGGACTACTTCTGGTGGTTTAGTCCCTATTGACAGGAATGTTAGTGCCCCTGATTTTTTAGGAGATATTACTCTTCGTGGAGGAAAGATTGGGGTTAATGTGTCAGTTACGGATTCGGTTGTAGATGTTATCTATGCTACAATCTATCTTGTATTTGTTCGTCAAGGAATGCGGGACCCAGCTGATTTCGCAAGTTTCGCAGTTAGCAAACCGTTTGGCTGGGATCCTGAAACAGATGCTGACTTTGTCACAGGATGTGGTAAAGTATTAAAGAAATGGTCTGCTGTGTTAAATTATAATAGTCCTAGTCT